AGGGGTTCACCGTGAATAAGCGTCTCAATGTGTACTCGAACATTGATGATCTTAGAACCGAAGTGAAGAGAATTACCTATAGTATCGATGTAGACAAGTCTATCAAGTTCTCCAGGCGTATGCTCATCGCGTGTGTCACAGGCCTTGAGTTTTTGAATAAGAAGTATAATCCATTTGAGATTCAACTCGAAGGCTGGTCTGAAAACGTGATGGAAAACGTAGACGACTACGATGAGGTGTTTGAAGAACTTTACGTCAAGTACAGAACGAAGATGCACGTCGCTCCAGAAATCAAGCTCGTGATGATGCTCGGTGGTTCAGCGATGATGTTCCACTTGACGAACAGTATGTTCAAATCCGTGATGCCTAACATGAATGATATCCTCAAGCAAAATCCAGGACTCGTGCAAAACATGGTAGATGCCGTGAAGAACACGACACCGAGAGGTGCGACGGAAGCGCCATCCAGTGAACCATCGGGTGAACGCTACGAAATGAAGGGTCCTGGTATCGATATATCCAGCTTGATGGGTAACATCATGATGCCCCCGACACCACCCATGTCTACGTCGGCTCCACAGCCGATCCCACAAGTGGACGACGATGACGACGATGCAATTTCAGACATCGTAGAAGCCCCAGAAGAAGTTGAAGAGGAAGAGGACGTCAAAGAGGTCAAGGTCTCAGGAACCACTAAGGGAAAGCGTGGTCGTAAGAAGAAGTCAGTAGAAATAAATTTGTAAGCGTACAGTATAAATGATAGGGTACTGTCCCATCGAGGAAGAGGCGCCAGTGCGCCAAGTCCCTCAGATGCGTGCTCCATCTCAGAGAGCCCCAGCGAGGGGTTCTCGAATGGAAGACACGGAGACGAACTATGTGGTCTTATTCTTTATCGCGGGTGTTCTCGCACTCGCCGCTATGGATTCTATTAAAAAGTAAACAACAACCTTTTACCATTCACACAGCACGTGAATGGTAAAAAGAGAAATTTAAGTGTTTTCGAGTTCTTCGACCATCTCCCGGAGTTCATTGATCGCGGCGACCGTGTATGATATCAGCCCCACGTAGTCTAGTTTCGCGTGTTCTTCACCCCAATCTTCGTAGTTAGGTTCGTTCTTCGTTTCGTTCGGGTTTGCATCCTTCCCGAGCTGCACCAAGTGTCTCAGTTCTGGAGCATCGTAGTAGATGTCTTGTGCGATGAAACCGGACTCCGTGAGTCCATTCTTTTCATATATGCACGGTTTCAATTTGGAAAGTGTGTCTAGGGAATTCACGATGATCTCGGAGTTGGATTTAGCTCTCACGTCAGATGTTTGGGATACTGTTATGTTTGTGAGACCGGTACCATCACCGTAGTAAAATTCGGCATATACATTACCATTTATAACTAAATCTGCAGATTCATTGTCTATGTCTTCGTCGTAATAACTGGTACCAAATGAAATAGCATGTAGCGGATTCGTATTATGAAATCCGAGTCTAGCCCTACTGTCAGACGCATAAGATTCCGTAATGAATTGTGTAGACGCACCCGGTCCATTAACCCACTCGGGTATACCAGAACTATTTATAGCTAGAAATTGTCCCGGTGAACCTATAGGTAATACGTCGAGTGTATCAGTTGCTGAAGCATACAATATATCACCCTGTGAAAATCCATGTATTCCATCTGTTGATGATATTATGATATTACTTTCGAGTGAAGTTAACCTTGTGTCTAGTGTTATATACGATTGTGGTGCAGCCCATTCTGGTATACCGGATAATCCTACAGATAGTACACTGCCCTGTGTAGCGCTTATACCTAGGTTAGACAAATTCCCATTGGTAGGTGCGTATAATAAATCACCTTTACTAAAATCACTCGTGATACCAGACGTGTTTGTTATGATCTTTTTTTGACTGAGTGTGTTTATTCTTGATGAATTGTCATCCAATTCCGCCTGTGAAGCGACTGACGTTATATTAGACCCATCGCCATAAAAAAAACTCGCTGTGACGTTTCCAGATACCGAAACGTTTCCACTCGTTTCAAAAGAAGTCGTTGGATTTGAAAATGTAACACTATCTGTTGTAGTACTCCCCGCCGCGGTGACCTGTTGGAGTGTGGGTGTCACAGCTCCCTGACCAGATAAATTAGACAGTTGCGACCCATCACCTATCAAGTAACCACCCACGTCTAAATTGCCACCAATTTCTATGCTTTGTGATGTCGTATTTCCACTATCCGTCACTGCCTGAAGATCTAACACGTCACGTTTTAGTATTTTTTGTGTGTCTCTCCCCGTTGAACAACACGGCATTCTAAAATTACTTTCTATTATTTTTGAGTCTTTCTATGCGCTCTCTCAGTTCTTGAACGGATTTCACGACATAGGCTATGAAATGAAGATACCTCAAACATGCATGACGTTTACCCCAATCTGAATAATCGGGTTCGGGTGCATCGTCATTCGGGTTGGCATCTCTACCTGGCCACACGACATGTCTTAACTCTCTAGCATCATAATATATCTCTTGTGCGATAAATCCTGATTCGCGTTTTCCTTCTTTTTCATACAATTTTGGTACCAATTTAGATAGTGTATCGAGTGATTTAGACATGGCTTTTATTTTAGATTTACGACGTTTGTCACTAAATACCAATAATTCCCCTGCTTTTCCTAAAGGGAGTGAACCAGATGGATTCAAAGTTCCTCCAATTGGTATGATTGAAAATGACGGAAATACCAATTTACTTCCGTCTCCATTTAAACTACCGTATATGTCACCATATGTATATAACTTCCATTCTATTCCAGATGGATGCTTCGTGCTACCAGTTCCAGAATACGAACGTCCATTTTCAGAATAGAACATACTATCGTTAAAACGTAAACTAAATAAAAGGTCAGATGCAGGTGCACTTGATGCTATAGGTATTCTATTAGACACGCTCGCACGGGTTTTATCTGTTCTAAGTTCTATAGTAATGTAATCTAATGTACCATCCGTACCAGTTGTAAATATAGGATCATTACCTGAATTTTCCGTGTAATTACTCGGGTGTAACCACATGACGTTATTTCCCCATTCATTTACTCTTAAAAGTCTACCAAATCCAGTTCCATAATCACCCGTCGTAAGAAAAGTATTATCGGCTTTGGTTTCCCTTTCTAGGTTTGATAGTTGATTTGTATATTCGGCATATAGTATATCCCCAGTTGAGAGTGTTGAAATTGTATTCGTATTAGTAAACATAACATTTTGTTCCATCGACGCGATTCTATCTGGTGTGTCACCCACAATTTCTGGAATATCTATATCCACCCACTCGGGTTGTTGGGACGTCGTGTTTGCGAATAGCACTTGATTTGTTGTACCTATGCTTAGTTTGTCTAACACGCCATCACTCGTAGATTTAAGTAAATCACCTTTTACAACGTCTGTGAGGCCACTTGTGTTTGTGATGATGATATTTGATTCTATATCACTTATTTTAGAATCAAGTACGGAAATTTCATACACGTTCGCCACACCGTCTAAAAATTCGCCATCTCCAATGAGTTCTGAACACGTAACGTTTCCGTTCACGACCGCGTTTCCACTGGCGTTTACGTCATTGAGAAATGTGACCTTATCACTCGTAGAAGCACCATACCCCGTGACTGCTTGTAAGTCTGGAACATATGTATTAGTTGGAACGTTTGTTACAAAACCCGCGTCGCCCACAAAGAATCCGTCTACTTGCACAGAACCATCTACTCTTATACCATTTGTAGTAACGTTTCCGACTAGTGTCACATTTTCTAGATTAGACTCAAAAAGATATATCTCATCGTAATACTTTCTATACGCCCGACCTCTCGCGTCACACGGCATCTTGTAATTAGGCTACAATTTTATCAAACACTGCCCTCGCGCGAAATCATCGGGTTCTTCCTCTTTCACCTTCGGCATCTTGAAGCCACCCTGTTTATACACGCGCAGACGTTTGTTATACATGGCGTGACACACTGACCACTGGTCGAAGATGTCATAAATGTTTGGGTTGTTCTTCTTTCCCTTGGTCTCACGCATGATTCTACCTATGGACTGGACGATATCCGATTTAGGGGTCGCGAGAATCACTGTGTCGAGCGTCGGTATATCGAGTCCCTCGTGTGCCTGACTAAACGTCGCGAAAATGATCTTTTTCTTACTAGATTCCGTGAGTTCTGATTCTTTCATGCCACCCATGTAGAGTCCGGACGTTTTTGGAAAACACTGTTGAAGCATCATACAGTGTTGACGGCGGTCACTCAACACGAGTAATTGTCTCGTACCCCTCGTGATGCGTTTAATGAGGTCGACTAACATCTTGTTTCGGTCGCGGTTCTCTGAGAGTTCTGTGATCATCGTGGAGAGTGAGAGCTTCCCGAATCGTGTACATGGCGGAGGGTCTCTGAAACGGGGACACTCAAACTCAATTGGAAACACCTCCACGTCTTGTTGATTTTCTCGTTCCACCGCAAAAAATGTAGGGCCCATGAACCAATGAAGCACCTTCGTGAGTCCATCTTTCCTGTTTGGTGTCGCCGACAAACCGAATATGTGGTTGGGGCACATCTTAAACAGTGATTGACTAAACACTTTCGCGCATATGTGATGCGCTTCGTCTACTATGACTGTACCCACGCTATCGAAATCACCGAACGAGTATTCCTTAAGGGACAGGGACTGTAACATGGCGATGACGAAATCACACTCAACCTCTTTCTTGTTTTGTTGTACACGACCGATGGTCGCACCCGGACAAAACTGTTTGATGCGTTCTTCCCATTGATTCGCGAGGAATTCCTTGTGTACGATGATCATGGTTCGGTACCCGAGTTTACACGCGATGGCTAATGAAACGGTGGTCTTCCCGAACCCGCACGGTAGGCTGAGGACCCCGTGACCTGCGTCAATAGCCGCAGCAAGTGCGGCGTTCTGATGGGTGGCATCCCGGAGAGTTCCATGGAATCGGGTAGAAATTCGTGTAGGCACAGGTCTCTTATCTTCCGTGGGTTCTCCCAGTTTACTAGTTCCGTAGTATCTTGGAACGCAGATTCCATTCTTAGTTGGTCTAAATACCTTGAAAGGGGGAGGAGGAAAGCCAAAATCATCATTCACTACGGCCCTTACCGTGAGCTCCTTTTTTATTTCTGGAGGTGGATTGTTTACGATGTATCCACTCCGCGTGAGCATTCTAATGTATTAAAGATTAAAAACTTTAATAGACTAGAAACATGCCTGTTCTTAACGTGGAACAAAATATTGAAAAGTTGACGAATGAACTCGAAAAGTTGCACCAAGAAATTTATAGACTTCAAGGAAGTCTTCGTGTCTTCTTGGGATTTAAGGAAGCGGGTCTAGAGGAGATTGATGTTCCCGACAAGGAAGAGAAGGAGTCTGAATCAGCTTAATGGTCCACGCGTAACCACTATGGTTTGCGACGTTCCAAGCACCATTAAAATTTACTGACATTTTCACTTTGTCGCCTTTAGCTAGAGATTGTACGGGTGTGTCGCCTTCCACGGTACACATCACACGTCTGTATCTGAAAGGCACTTTGAGCGTTAATAGGTTTCCATTCAGTGGGTCGTCTATGTTTTTGTTGAGTATAAATTTGGATTTGGATTCCTGGAGACCGCGTGCGTAATCACGAGTTCTGTTATCCACCTCCACGCGTATGTATTTCTTTGAGTTGAATTCATACATGGGTGTGTATACCGTACCCTCTATTGGAATCATCCTTTTCTGGTATATATCGTTATTAAAATTAAAGCTATAAGTATGAATAGGATGTGCGTGACTAACACGGGTTGTAAAGGATAACGAGTCCCGAATCGTTCGTGACAGAATGAACGTCCGACCTCCACAGCCGCTTCGATACTCGAATACGGCGTGTATCTCGGAGACATCATTCCACATAGCGCCACGTGTTTGTTTTCTCCGAAGAAGGGTACTTGTCCGTGAAGACTCAAAACACCTGAAGACTGTTCGAAGTGCCACCGACCATCCTTCCACTCGGCACCCCACCCTATGCGTACATTCCTCGGCTCGGGAACACCGAGTTGTTGAATCACACTGGGTGTGAGTACATCTGGGTGCGTTGTTAAGACGTCTTCCGTGAGATCACACACGACACACGAGATGGTCTTACCATCGGCGAGAACCACGGGTTGTAAACGAAGTGGTGTTTCCATACCGAACTCCAAATCTGAGCGTATCCGTATGGGCTCGTCGTAGTCGAGTAAGACGTTAATACACCCGTAAGTGCTTGGACCTATCTTCTTTGTTATGTCTTCGCCCCAATTCTCGCCTACCAATTGGAGTGCTTTACTGTTGTCTACACACAAGACGAGTAACCCATCGTTTATGGTGACCCCGTCCCTGAATTTAGCCTCGTATCCGTCCTCGAGGTACTCGACAGACTCGAGGTGTGTGTTAAACATGAATGTCGCGCCGTTATCCAAGAGCGCCTGTTGCATCGCGTCGCTCATCACTTTTCCGGATACACTCTGTGTGTACTGTTTAGACATGCCCACGTGGTCGAAACTCTTTACGAACTCGTACGCGGACATGGTCTCCCAGTCAACCCCATCCATGATAAACGTGAGCGTTTGAATCAAACGTTCGCCACTCGTCGTCATGTTTCCTAAAGCATCTCTGAGTGAGATGGACTTGTACTTAGTAGGTCTCGCCAACACACGTCCCGCGAGAGAGGCGAGAACCCCGTAATCCTTGATACCTAAATTTCTGAATACGGTTTTGTAAACATCCGTCTTCGCGGGTTGAAACACGCCGTCCCATTCGATTCCCATCTCTCTGAAAAGACTATCGGTGTTTACGAATGCGTTATCAAACACGATTCTGTGTGCGTGTAAATCACGGGTCTCTGTTTCTGGTTCCCACCAAGAACCACCCGCCGATGGTTTGCGGTCGTACACGATGACCTCGTGGTCCGTGGACCTGAGAAGTTCCCACGCGACAGACATGCCTGTGGGCCCGGCACCCACGATGTGGACTCGCATTTATAATAGTATGCCAAAAAAATATACACATATTATAATGCAAGCTGGAAAGGAACTCAAAAAATTACAAAAGGCGAGGGACGCACAAAAAAAGAAAGTAGAAAAAAGTTATAAAAAATATGATAAAAAACACGTGGCAGGTAGTAGACGTACACCCGTTTATGAAAAAAAGTATGAAACTAATTACAATAAATTGAAAGAATTAAATAAAAAACTTAATAATAATGCGTCTAAAACGTTAATGAAAGAAAAAGGTTTGTTGGGAAAAAATAAAGCTAAGTCACTTCTTAATGAAATAGAAAGAAAAGGCAAAAATGTGCCTAACATACCAGAAAATATAAAAAGTATCATATCCAATCAACTAAAAAGTAGACCAAAGATAAATGTGACTCGGGAATTGGTGTCAAATTTTAAAAACTATCCATTCCATATTCAAAAGAAGATCGTAGATTTGTTGTATAACACGAATGTTCCAGTCAAAAATATCATGAATTATGAAACACTCGAATACATAATGAACAGAATCGATTCAAACACGAACCGTATGATGTATAAACCAGTTAAGCATTCAATAAAAATGAAACAATTTATGAATGAATACAAAAAATATTACAATTCTGGTAAAACTTATAAACAATTCATAAATATAACTTATAAACTAAATAGTGCATTCAATTAGGCCGGAAGATACAACATGTTCCGTGTGAGTTGGTAAAACACGAGGAGGGACACGGTCAAGAGTGTTTGAAAGTCTAGGTATTCCATGGACATGATGAGTAGAAACACGTTGAGAATCACGTGCATGGGTATTGGTTTCTCCGGTCCATACTTCGTGTAGAATCCGTACGTCGCCCCACCCGATAACAGAAGTGCGTTGACGGCCGTGGCGTACGATGGATGATACAAGAACCACGCGGTATACAGAAGTGAAACGTAAGATATGAATATAGATCGTCTACCGAGTTCTTTCATGCTATCCACGATCAATAGAGGTTTTCTTTCCAACAGTTTGGATTCCCAATGTGGACCAAGGATTAAGTAGGAAACATACAGGATCACGAAAATATACCACATTTTTATTAGTATCTCAGAAAAAAATAAAATAAAAAAATATTTTTTTGAAAACTTTTTTTAGAAAAAAGAAATGTAAAAAATAATTTTTTTTCTAAAAATTTCTGGAGACAAAAAAGTTTATAAATTTTTTGGTTTTTTATCCATACTTAATATAATAAAACCCTATTTAATTTTACTAAATATTTGGTATTAGATTTTTCACTTTAGACATGTTTTAGACATACCTTCTACTTAAAGCTCGTCTTTTGGTTTGATTTATATATACCTATACTATTTTCATAAGAAATTTCTCTCACAAAAAACAAAATAAAAAAAATATTTTTTTGAAAACTTTTTTTAGAAAAAAGAAATGTAAAAAATAATTTTTTTTCTAAAACTTTTCTGAGATACCCAAAAAAATTCTATTAAAGAAAAAGCTCGAACCATGTCTAGAGATGAACCCATTAACACGAGCATACAATTACCACGTGATGCGCGTGGCGAGTAAGACTGCCGTGCCCGGTTACAAAGGTAAAGAACCCGTCGGGTGTGAAGCAGACATGCGTCGACGAACCGTCTCACAAAGTAAGGTACACTTGGTACACAAGACTGTTTGGGACCCCGAACGAATGACGTACATCACGAAACATTACCTACCCGATGGTACCCCGTATAACGCCATGACGTTAAAGAATAAAATATCTTCATAAAGTAAGGATGCGGACATGTGCATCGCTAAAATTAATACCAACGCACGTTAAACAGAAACGTAATACGTGGAAGTTTGCCGCGGAATTCTTGTGGCGTAAGAATTTTGTAAAAAATCAGTCCGAACTGGGTGCGTGGACTCGAGATCAGTTAATAGAGCTCGGTCCGACCTTTGTAAAATTAGGCCAGATTGTATCAACGCGCGCAGATCTTTACCCTGTAGAGTTTACGCGGGAGCTCGAATCTTTACAGGATAATGTCCCTCCGATAGAGATGGAACGTGTAAAAGATGTTGTAAACACTAACGATGTATTTTCGGAGTTCGACTACGAACCTTTTAAATCAGCGAGCATAGGACAGGTACACATGGCGAGACTGTTAGACGGTCGCGAAGTTGTGGTAAAGATAAAACGACCCAACATTTATGATATCATGAAACGAGACACGGATAACATAGTGGACGTCGTAAACTTTTTAGAGCGAGTGGGCATAGATACGGGTGCGACGTCGGGTAAGGTACTCGAGGAGTCCATAGAGTATCTCTTATCTGAATCAGATTACGGGAAGGAGATGGAAAACGCACACAAAATGCGTAAGGCATTCAAAGGTGTGAAATGGGTAAAGATCCCAAAAGTGTACGATGAGTTCTGTACGGAAGACATGATAGTCATGGAGTACGTGAAATCCGATAAGTTTACGGATATTCGTGACGAAAAAGTGAACCCCAAAAAGATATGCGAAGCCCTGATAACATCTTACGTGATTCAAACGATGGAGAAAGGCCTGTTTCACGCAGACCCACATCCGGGAAATTTGGGTTTCTCGGAAAATGGGAAACTCGTGTTTTACGATTTCGGGCTCGTGATAGACATATCCGATGAGCTTAAGTTAGGTTTCCAAGACCTGTTTAAGTGTATCATAAACAGGGACACGAAAGGTATGGTCGACACACTGATACGACTCAACGTGATCGTCCCCACGACATCCGATACGAGTGATATCGAAATATTTTTCAAAACGACACTGAACTATTTGGAAACACTGGACGTAAACGCGTTCAAAAATGACGTATTGGACGACGAAATACTCCTATCTCTCGCCCAAAAGAAGCCATTCACAATTCCTACGTCATTCGTGTATCTCGCCAAGGCCTTTTCTACAGTGGAAGGTACGTGTATAAAACTAGACGAAAATTTCAATTACTACGAATATTTGGAACCCATGATACGCGAACAATTCATAGACAGTTTTGATGTGCAAGACATGTTTTCGACATCTTTGGAGATGCCTTCGAGGATACGAAACATAAGTACGGCTGTTCTGGGTTTGGAAGAATCCAGAGCATCCATGAAACGTTCGTTAGAGAGGACTAGGAAAGAGATGCGGTACGCGCAATACAGTGTTTTGTCTGCGGTGTTTGCTGGGAACATGGTGGATCACCTACCGGCGTTTATATTATTATCTACGTTGAGTGCGTGGTTCGCGTTTACTTCTCATAAAAGTCGATAGAAACTTCTTCCTTTGGTTTCTTTTCTTCGACAAAGAAAGCTTTGTGGCTTTCCAAAATCTCACGGGAACGAATCTTTTCACCCTCCGCGATTTCGGAAAGCTTTTCTCTGATGCTCGTGAAATCATCCACGCGTTGCTTCTTCATTTTCTTACCGTACTTCTTGAACTTCTTGCGAATGGAGGCTATGTTAGCTGGAGTGGAGGCCGCGATGACAAACATTTATTATTTCTTGACATTTTTTCTCGGTGTAAAAGCCGACTTTAAGAATTTACTAGACGCTATCATTTTTTGTGTCTTCATCGCCTTTTCAAACTTTTTTATATGATCCAAAGTCGCGTTTTCGTTTCTCACCTTGTCGCGTGCAAACTTCTTTTCTTCGCGTGTCATGTACGGAGACGCATTGATGTATTTGATTCTGTTTGTGATTCTTGCGCTGATGATCGAGTTGACGACTCGAGCTACTCTGGGGTCTTCGCGTTTTCGTTTACTTTTCAAAGATACGAGTGCATTTGCGACATTATTCATCTTACTATTATTTTACAAATTAATTTGAGCTATACGGTCTAACATATCACTTAAATATAGACCTGAAAATGAAACGTTATTATTTCTGTATGAGAAATTACCACTATTACTCTTCTTTATGGTCTTCATGATTTTAACACGCTTTTCGAGAGCTTTGAGTGCCTCACCACTCTTTTGAATTTTTTCAAATTGTGAAGGTTTTATACCTATGACATCTAGAATCCTTTCTACAGATGGGGAGTCTCGTTTGTAAAGTTTGAGAAACTGGTACAGCTGTGCCAAATAATTGATGAGTTCCGTCTTGTACACACTTAACACGCGGGTGTTGTTCATGTAATTCTCTATCATATCGTGTCCCTTGTACATACGACGCGCATCAGAAATTCGCACATTTTTGCGTAGATTATCATAGTTCAATAGGAGATCTACGACTTCTTTTCTCTTTGGTTTATTAAATACGATTCCTTGATTTATGTAATTGTCGTAAAGTTTCGCGCGCGTGGGCGCCTTTGATTTGTCACTCGGGAGCGTGGCACCTCTTTTGAGTCTGTTTACTATCTTGTTATATTCCCTCATACGCGAGAGTATTTCACTGTTTATCATGTTCTCGTTTTTGAGACCCATGTTTGAGAGTATATCTTTGATTGCTTTGTTACTCATCTTACTATTCCATTACAAATTAATATTAAGTCGCTTGAGTTTTTCCTCAAACTCTCTACGTTCACCCGGTGATTCAATCTTTTCACCCGTGGCGATGGCTCTGATTTCGGGACCTGTTAAGTGCATCGCATCCGTGCGGAAATCCTTGAACGCCTCCATCGTTACGGGGACGAGTGGTTGGACGAGTTCATAAATTGCGTTCGCGTATTCCCGAATCTCCATTTGTGCGTGTTCATCCATGCGTAGGTGAAGGTAGTGCATGAGATTATGGAGATTGATCTTCCAATAGAATTCCGTGTACGTCGATTGTGGGAGGTTGCCACGCGCCTGTTCCCGGCACGTACCCCTGTCGAGAAGGTCCTGGTACAACTCAAACGATTCGTTGAGCTTTTCAGAAACTTTAGAGGATAATTCGTCACCGACATCCACGACACCTTCCGAGCCCTGATTGTTTACTTTGGATTGCCCGCGTAGAATGTCGGGTTCGTAGTACTGTTTCGGTACGACGGAGTATCTGGCGGAGAGTTCGTTGATGCTGGCCATGCGGTGGCGCATATGCTGTCGAGCGATATAGATGGGCATTTTGATGTGAAACTTGAATTCCACCATTTCGAAGGGTGTGGTGTGCCAGTGTCTAAGGAGATATCGAATAAGTCCACGATCTCCTCTTGAGGTTTTAGTCCCATCTCCATACGAGACTCGGGCGGATTGTACGATGGCCGCATCCAAATCTTGTTGAGGCATGTGGTCCACGAGGCGAACAAATCCGTGATCCAAGACATCTTTCTGCATGATTAATTATACAACGGCTTAAATCTTTAATGCCATGACATCCTTTCTCTCAGGCGCCTTAGCAAATAGGGGGTAAGTTCTACCATGTTTCCAAACGGAACGTATCTGTAATCGATGCCTATGTTTTTACCCATTCCTAAAAGTTGTGCGGTCACGTATTGATCCTTGTCAAACCTCGTCGCGTAACGAAGAGACATTTCATTGTGTGTCGCGATGATGGCGTGTACGTGTGGACACACGAGTGAGTACGCCATCGCTTTCGCGTACTCGTTGTCTACGTCCGCCTTATTCGAAAACAAGTCTTCTTGTGTTCTCAAGTAAGCACCGCGTACGAGCTTTGCGCCTAGCATGACCCCATCTTTTTGTGTGTCGTCCATGTCACACAGAAGTTCTTGCATCGCCCGCATTCTATACATTTGGTAGGTCTTGTATACATTAACCTTAGTTTTCGTGTTGTGTTCCGCCATCATATCGTAACATATGTCTGGGTACAACACGTCTTCGGCGTCTATGCAAATTTTTACACCGTGTTTCTTCGCCGTTTTTATGATGGAGTGTGCGCAGTCCTTTGCCGTAGATTTCGACTCCCTCGAACCAAAACTCGTGAGTTTTATGGCGCACATGGATTCGGGTGGGAGCGTTTTGATGACACTCTCTGTGGTACGCATGACTTCGAACGCATCTCTCAGTTTACAGTTTTCCTTTGCGTAATCGACGATGACCTTCTCACCTCTTTTGTGTATGATTTCTAAAACACGTGGGAGTTCTCTGAATGTTGCCGCATATCTGAGCATTACTTTACTTTAGATATTTTTCGTCTAAATCATTTTTCAATCCGTCTATGTCCTTGTAGTACCTTCTCAAGTCTTTCATGAACCGTTTGTTTTTCTCGAGACATTCACATTCGGGTTTGTTAAGGTAAATCCATGCGAGATTAGACTTTGAGTATTTAGATTCCTTTTGATTTTGATTAGGTCTTCTCGGAATGACTTTCTTTTTCACAGTCTTCTTGAGTGGTTCCGTACGCTTCGTGAAACTGATGGCTTGCATCACCGTGTCTGCGAGGTCATCTTTCTTCTTGGACTCCTTGAATACCGGGAGCCAGTGGGCGTTGATGGGATTTGCATTCAAAAACGCTTCGCACCTTTCTATGGATACTTTCTTCCGTTTGAGATACTGAGCTTTACCCGGACCACACACGTCTGGAATCTTAAACTTGGCATCGTAAATGATAGTTTCGGAATTAGGAGCTTTTATGACAAAGTACGCATGTAAAAAGTTCTCTACCATTTTCATTTTCTTGTTTCGATCGGGTTGTTTCTCTATGAGAATGACATCTGATTCTAAGACCCACGGTCGTTCATCGAGGTGATTTCGCATCGACACGAATATACCATCTTTAGATTCAGGGGGTACACCGGATACATCCCAGTTCGCGACGAGATTTGACTCTTCATTAAATTGACAAATAGCTAAGTTACGTATACCTACGTCTATGCTAAGTATCATTGACTTAAAGGAAATTTATTTCTTTATATACTGTAAATGAAGAAGGCTGGACGTTTGAATACGTTCGCTGTTTTGATTTCCATAGCCATCGTGGGCTATTGGCTATACACTCTCAGACGCGAAAACCTGGACGGTGATTCCAAAGCCGTCGCATACGTGCGTGACGCTCCAGAGGGTAAGTTTATCAACCCATTTGTCATTTACGGTCTCGCGAAGGAACAGACGAAGGATGAAGAAAAACTCGCGCGGATCATCCCACTCGCGAAGTCTGGTGACCGCGAAAAGCTCATCGCGTACCTCGAAACTTTGTAAATGTATTTTTGTTTTTAGTGGTAACAGTACACCACAGAGAACAAAAATGATTATTTATCTTTTACCAAACTTGGATATACCGGCATTGATACCCTTATTCAATCCCTTTTGACCAGCTGGAGACATACCGAGTACAATCATGGCTATCACGGTCATGCAACAGCACACGGCGAGTGCGATTATGGCGTATTTCGCTGGCCCAGTCATGGCGCCTATGACACCGGCGGCGGCATCGCCGACCGAATCGACCACTTCCGCGGCACCACCAGCCTTGGACGCAGCCGTGGCTTCACCCTTGGCGATGATTTCATTCGCCATTTTGTTGGTTGTGATGGCCGAAAGAATGTTCTTAGACACGGCTTGTGCAGCCAAATCCGCGGAGATGTTCTGTTTAAATGTGAGCTTTTCGCCATTGAGGCATATGGTTTCACCTATGTATATGTTTTGATCTTGTACGTTAACGGATTCATTGATAGTCTTCGTGAGGTTGTTGGTTTCAAGTTGAGTTTTCACGATGTTTTTAATCTCTGTATTAATATTTTGATTTACGTTTTGGCGATCACCGAATTGCATGTTCCCCATCTGGGTCTGTTTATCGAGTGCGGCCCCAGCCTGTGCCTGAAGTTCAGATACAATTTCGTTTTCTACTTTTTGGAAACTTTGGGCGATCTGCTCCGTCGTCGCCATGAAACTTGAGGTGATCTGTTGATCGGTCTCAATGTTACACCCAACATTTCTCAACACCTTGAGTTGCATACCTTGAATGTTTTGCATGGTGTTTTCATTGATGGTTTCGTTGTTTGTGACAGAATTGTACATCACGTCATTGACGACATTCATATTAAAGTTTTGGTTGATGGTAGAACTTCCACCCCCACCCATGATTTGTGATGTACTGAGAAAAAAAATATAAACTTAAAGACTTATATATAATTCTAAACTATGTGGTGTTGGTGGTGTTGTCATCCATTTGAAGGTGAAACCTTAGAATTACCATACAAATATGACGAAAAGCGTAATAAATTTTATACGTGTGGTGGATTTTGTTCGTGGAGTTGTATGAAAAGATATGCCATCGATAAGTATGGTATCACGCGCGGTGGAATTATATGTAGTAACATAATCATCATGCGTAAGAAGCTATACAACAAACTCGGTTCTATCCGGATCGCACCCCTCCGCGAAGAACTCGATGTGTTCGGTGGAACCATGACCATAGAAGAATTTAGGAACGATAGCGTCGTAGACAAAGAGAAACCTAAAGAGATAGATAAGAAACCCCTAGAAAGTAAAGTCATACCAATTATTTCAAACACAAAGAAGATGGATGAAATAAAGAGTGCGACTGGAAAGAATGAAACACTCCGATTAAAACGAGAGAAACCACTCAAACGAAACCAAAACAATTTGGAATCGGCGTTAGGACTCATCATTAAGTCCAAAACGTAAGAGACGCTTTTGTTTATTTGTCGGTTTCGATTTAGGAAGTTCTTCTGAACGGGCACTATGCACCCAATTTTGGCCATCGTACGCCATCCATTTGATGTCGTGTTTTTCTATGACCTTTCTGCATAAAACACACGGTAGTGATATACCTTCGCCATAACTGGTTTCTCGGCAAATCACTAACGTACCATATTTCCTGTTAACCCAAGACGTAAACTTGTGTGCCCTGTACCCCTTCTTAGAGCACACGCGCTGGAGTTGTTTGATAAGTCTTCGCTCTGCGCAGCATATACAATCACTTTGGACAGACTCGAAAAAACTTAGTAGTGTAAGTGGTGACGACCGGAAACTTCATGTTTATTGAATACAAGCGCGTTATTTTTAAGGTGGTTGCAATTTTCACAGACCGAACCTTCGAATACAAAGCAACAATTGTCACATTCATTTAAAACACGTATGTTCCTTTGTACAAGTTTGTTTTCAGAGTACAAAATTAAATCTCTTATGGTGTAAATTCCATATATGACCATGGTTTCCAAAGATGGAAACTTCATCCTACTTACCAAAACAGCTGCAAACTTTAGATACCTTTAGCATTACGGAGAAACTGTCAATCATTGGTGGAACCATCTTCTTGAGAACGATTTCAAGTTCGGAATCTTCTTCGCCTTCATCGATTTGTTCAATCAAAGAGTAGATCAAGTCGATCACGAGTTCCTTCTTTTCTGGACCCTTCAAACCCTTGAGCTTGTTGACTTCCATCATGAGCGTCGATACGACACCACAGATGTTTTCCTTGTTGATACCGGTCTTCTTGTATCGGTTGGCCAACGCCTTCATGCGCTCGATGACCTGCTTCGCTTCCTTCGTCTTGTCGCTCGCGTAACCACTGATGACATTTTCTGGTGCGTTATCTGTGTTCTCCATTTATGTTTATCATAGAAATAAATTCTTTAATTATTAATAATGGACGTAGACAAGACTATTGTGTTCGTCGCCGTATCCATGGGTGTGTACCAGCTGGTGAACGAATTCAATAATATATACAACATGAAGGGACTCGAAGAATACGACAGAGCTTACGTCATTTCCGGTATCATCACGAGCCTTCTGTGGACGGTGTATCAATACAGGCAGGGTTCAAATTATTACGCGATGTACTCCGCTGCAGGTCTTCTATTAGGTGTATACACGCTCGTGCAGTTGTATCGTCGCCAGAAATACGAGGCGTAAACGTGGTGTGTTTTGTGAGTGTACCTATGAATTCTAACATTTTGTATTTTTCTTCGAACGTTAATCTTCCTGTCTTCTGCATCACATAAGACAGGAGCATTAAGAGGATTCGAATCGAATCGACTACATGCATATTTACTTTCTGCAAATTTTAAAAAGTAACAATTTACCCTCATCTGAAACCCCTTCCATGAACTTCCCGTAAAACTGACCCGCTGAGACCTGTGTACCACTCAGATATGTGATTTTAGTGTTTGACTTTCTAAACTTGTCGACGGCATCGTAGTGTTCCGCACACCATCGTTTTAACTTATCTATGTGTGGTTGAGAACGTTCTATGATTTCATCTCTCTGTTTTTTCTCTGCGGACATCTGAATTTTATATTCGATGTACTCATCTATGTCTATGAAATCACCCGCTGTTTTTTCTGGGGGTACAATCTGTGTATCCGCCGCGACGGCATCATTGAGGATGTCTTTCAGTTTTTGGAGTTCATACTTTTTCATGTAGTACTCTTCTGTGCCTTCTATTTCACCCGTTTTTTTAGCGTCCAGTCCACCTAGGATGGCCATGACTGATCCCACACAACTAAAGAAGCACAATAGTATCAACGCGATGATTCGTTTATCCATCTATTGTGTACGGAGATTAAATTTGAGTGCTCGTTGTCATTGGCATGTTTTGAGACAATGGTGTTGTTTCTATGGGACTCGCCGAGGCCGCTGGAGCAGCCGAACCCGCCGCGGACCTCTTGAAAGATGGGAGTTTGCCACCCTTCTTTCTAAACATCATGAAACCAGAACCAAGCATGAGAAGCAAGTAACCGATTAAGCTCACGATACCGAA